GAGCGTGGACTGTATCCGACGACACAGAAGTCAGGGAAGTCACATTTGAAGACGGACTTCTACGGATCGTACTTGGGAAAGTAGTTCCAGAACATCATGCAAGAAAGGACTATCTCTAAATAAAAGAAAAACTTTCTATGAAAACTCTTCGGCAGTTTTTGGATGAGGTAAAAACTATCTCATATCCAGCAGCAAAACCCCATAAGGTTTATATGAAAGGTAGAGTAACAAATGTTGGTGCTGGAAGAGCAGTTCCTATTAATCCAGGAAGTGGTGCTGGTAATGGTGCTGAAGAATAAATAATACTGAATATCGTCGGCGCTATGCCATAGAGGGGCAACTGGCAAAATCCAGTTGACGCCCCTCTTTCTTTTTGCTATAATGACTAGAGGTATAATAGAAAAATGTCCATTAAACTGACGTTGTTAAAGTCTGGAGAAACTTTAATTTCTGACATTAAAGAACTAGTAACTGAAGATTCTTTGTCAGGGAAAAAAGAGACGGTTGCCTATCTTTTAGGTAAACCTCATAAAGTGGCAGTCAGAACAGAAGTTCTTTTGACTGAAGAAACCTCTGATGATATGAAAAGAGAGATTCAAGTTAGTTTGTCTCCATGGATTGTTCTGTCTTCTGATGAAGAAGTAACTGTTCCAACTGATTGGGTTGTAACTGTTGTTGAACCTTTATCTTCTATTAAAAAAATGTATGAGGAAAAAACAAATGGATAGAGTTGTAAAGTGTGTTCTTTTAGACGTTGATAATGTTCTAATTACTGAAATTATTGAGGTAATGGCAGAAATTGGAGAACCAAACTGTAAACTTGTAAACCCATATCAGTTTTTTGGTGTGGACGATATGAAACCTTGGCCACAAGTAACCTCTCAAAGAGAGGTTATGATTAGTTCCGATAGGATTCTTACTATTGCAGATCCTACCCCTGAAGTTATTGAAAAGTATCTTGAATTGACTGCCTAATGCGCTTCTATACAAATGTCCAGATGGTCGGGGATAACTTCCTTGTTCGTGGTTATGAAGATGGAAAACACTTTATGACTCGTGAGAAGTTTAACCCGACTCTTTTTGTCCCTTCTAACAAAAAAACTAAATATCAAACTCTAAATGGTGAGTATGTTGAATCAGTTCAACCTGGTTCTGTTCGTGACTGTCGTGAATTTGTAAAGAGATATGATGGTGTAGAAAACTTTAAAATCTACGGGAATACAGGATATATCTATCAGTATATTTCTGAGATGTATCCTGAAGAGGAACTAAAGTTTGATATTAGTAAGATCAAAGTTACAACTCTTGATATTGAGGTTGCTTCAGAGAATGGATTTCCTGATGTGGAATCTGCTGCAGAGGAAGTTCTATTAATTACCATTCAGGATTATTCATCTAAAAAGATTCGCACCTGGGGTCAAGGTCCTTTCAAAAATCAGCAGAAGAATGTTGAGTATCGTTCTTTTTCTAGTGAGTATGACCTTCTTAATGACTTCATCAACTGGTGGATGATTGAAGATAATACTCCAGAAGTTGTGACTGGGTGGAATAGTGAACTTTATGATATTCCATATCTTGTTCGTCGCCTAGATCGTGTTTTAGGTGAAAAATTAATGAAACGTATTTCTCCTTGGGGACTTGTAACTGAAACGGAGATTTACATCGCTGGTCGTAAACATATTTCCTATGATGTTGGTGGTATTACTCAACTCGATTATCTAAATCTTTATAAGAAGTTCACTTATAAGGCACAGGAGTCTTATCGTCTCGACCATATTGCGAATGTTGAACTGGGACAGAAGAAACTGGACCACTCTGAGTTTGATACTTTCAAGGACTTCTATACAAAAGGTTGGCAAAAGTTTGTAGAATATAACATCATTGACGTGGAACTTGTTGACCGTTTGGAAGACAAGATGAAACTGATTGAACTTGCAATCACGATGGCATATGACGCTAAGGCAAACTATGCTGATGTGTTTTCACAGGTGCGGATGTGGGATACGATTATCTACAACTATCTGAAAAAGAGGAACATTGTCATTCCTCCTAAGGAACGTTCAGATAAAGACTCTAAGTATGCTGGTGCTTATGTTAAAGAACCTATTCCTGGTAAGTATGATTGGGTGGTGAGTTTTGACTTGAACTCCCTGTATCCTCACCTTATTATGCAATATAATATCTCACCTGAGACTCTTCTTGATGAGAGGCATCCGACTGTAACTGTAGATAAGATTCTGAATCAGGACATTACATTTGAACTGTATAAGGACAAGGCAGTCTGTGCTAACGGGGCAATGTTCCGTAAGGATGTGCGTGGGTTCTTGCCTGAACTAATGGAGAAAATCTATCAGGACCGTACCATCTACAAAAAGAAAATGCTTGCGGCAAAACAGGAGTATGAAAAGAAAAAGACAAAAGAACTGGAAAAAGAGATTGCTCGCTGCAACAACATCCAAATGGCAAGGAAGATTCAACTTAACTCTGCTTATGGTGCTATCGGCAATCAGTATTTCCGTTATTACAAACTAGCAAACGCAGAAGCAATCACCTTGTCTGGTCAGGTTTCTATCCGTTGGATTGAGAACAAGATGAATGCTTATCTCAACAAACTTTTAAAAACTAGTGAGGTTGATTATGTTATTGCTTCAGACACTGATTCTATTTACCTTAATATGGGTCCTTTGGTTGAAACTATATTCAAGGGAAGAGAGAAAACTACTGAAGGCATTGTCACGTTCCTTGATAAGGTCTGTAAAGTGGAACTTGAAAAGTATATTGAAGGTTGCTACCAAGAACTGGCTGAGTATGTGAATGCTTATGACCAGAAGATGCAGATGAAGCGTGAGAACATTGCCGAACGTGGAATCTGGACTGCCAAGAAGCGTTATATTCTCAATGTCTGGGATAGTGAAGGAGTTCGATATGAAGAACCCAAACTGAAGATGATGGGTATTGAAGCAGTTAAGTCATCAACTCCAGCACCTTGTCGCAAAATGATTAAGGATGGACTTAAGTTAATGATGAGTGGAACTGAAGAAGATGTGATTAACTTTATTGATAAGTGTCGTGAAGAGTTTAGATCTCTTCCTCCAGAACAAATCGCATTTCCAAGAACTGCATCTGATGTTCGTAAATACCAGTCGTCATCATCCATTTATGCCCATAAAACTCCAATTCACATTCGTGGAGCACTTTTATTCAATCATTATATAAAGGAGAAGAAACTGACTAATAAGTATTCTCTGATTGGTAATGGTGAAAAGATTAAGTTTGTATACTTGAAAAAACCAAACACAATTCAAGAGAACATCATTTCTTTCATTCAAGATTTTCCAAAGGAACTTGGTCTTGACAAATACATTGACTATGACTTACAATTTGAAAAGAGTTTTGTAGACCCATTGAAGTCCATTCTCGATTCAATTGGATGGAATGTTGAAAAAACTGTAAACCTTGAACTATTTTTTGCCTAATGGATCTTCCTATTAATGATCAAGAACTGAATACTATTATTAATGCTATGTCTCTTGGTGGAGACACAGCACTATATCAAAAACTTAAACTGGTAAAAGAACTGAAAGAACAGGGTTTGCCTTATAAAAAAATTCTTCGTGAACAATACGGGATGGTAGCGTGATGGACTTTCTTAAAGAAATTGTAAAAGAAGTTGGCGGTGAATATACCCAACTTGCTGCAGATATTGATGAGACAGAAAAGTATGTTGATACGGGTTCATACATTTTTAATGCACTGGTTTCAGGTTCTATTTTTGGCGGTGTATCTGGGAATAAGATTACTGCTATTGCTGGAGAGTCTTCTACTGGAAAAACTTTTTTCTCTCTCGCCGTGGTTAAGAACTTTCTTGATACTAACCCCGATGGTTATTGTCTCTACTTTGACACTGAGGCTGCTATTAATAAAGGACTTTTAGAGTCAAGAGGTATTGACCTTTCTAGACTTGTTGTAGTTAATGTTGTGACTATTGAAGAGTTTCGTAGCAAGGCACTCAAGGCAGTTGATATTTACTTAAAAAAACCTGTAGATGAACGCAAACCTTGTATGTTTGTGTTAGACTCTCTGGGTATGCTTTCAACAGAGAAAGAAATTACTGACGCACTCAACGACAAACAAGTTCGTGATATGACCAAATCGCAACTTGTTAAAGGTGCATTCCGTATGCTCACTCTTAAGTTGGGGCAGGCAAATATTCCAATGATTGTTACTAACCACACTTACGATGTCATCGGTGCTTATGTTCCTACTAAGGAGATGGGTGGTGGTAGCGGTCTTAAGTACGCCGCTTCTACTATCATATATCTCAGCAAGAAAAAGGAAAAAGATGGAACAGAAGTCATTGGAAACATTATCAAGGCAAAGACTGCTAAGTCGCGTCTGAGTAAAGAAAATCAAGATGTAGAAGTTCGTCTGTATTATGATGAGCGTGGTCTTGATCGCTACTATGGTCTTCTGGAACTTGGTGAAACAGCAGGTCTTTGGAAGAATGTGGCGGGACGTTATGAGATCAATGGTAAGAAAATCTATGGTAAAGAGATTCTGAAAAATCCTGATCAGTATTTTACCGAAGAAGTAATGCAGCAACTTGATGCTGCCGCGAAACAACAATTCTCTTATGGAACGAATTGAGACAACCATTCTCAGAAACTTAGTATTTAATGAAGACTATTCACGCAAGGTCAT